AGCAGCAACGCTCCAATGTGGCGAAGCAAGTTTCTATGGAGGGCATGGCGATGGTTACGCCTGGCAGACAATGGCTAATGGTCGCCCCATGAATCCACAAGCAATGATCGCTGCACATCCATGGCTCCCCTTGGGCACGAAGCTTCTTGTTAAGAACCGTGACAATGGGAAGCAGGTGGTGTTGATCGTCTCAGATCGAGGCCCATACTACGGAGGGCGCATTCTTGATCTTTCCATCGGTGCCTTCTCTCGTATCGCCCGTCCCTCGCAAGGCGTTACAAACGTTTGCATTTCAAAGCTATGAAAGACGCAACTTCATTCCTGCTAGTAAGCCTGATCTTCGGGCTCGGTGCCTTTGCTATTGCAGCTTCCCCTAACGTGCTGCCCAACAAGGAAGGCCTTGACAAATGCTTGCAGCTCCATCCCGAACGCTACTGCCGCATTGCCAACGGCTTCCCCGTTCCAAGGCTTGACAGCCCGGCTCAATTGAGCCTATAGTTCCTTCGGTCGATGGGAAAGGAGCCTCGCAAGAGGCTCCTCCTTTCTTCCTAGTTCTTTCGCTGGCGACAGCTCCTCATGGACAAAACCTCCCGCATCAAGCAATTCATTTTCAATGCTGGCCACAGCATTGTTTCAGTGGAATTCATCAAAGCTGATGGTTCCGTGCGTAAGCTTCAATTTAATCCTTGGGACACTAAGGAAATCAAAGGTACGGGCACGGCAAGCAAGAAGCCCAATATTGTTCGTTGTCGTGATTTCTCCATTGCTCGCAAGGAAGGAGAAGGTGCTTGGCGTTCGTTTGATTGTGAGCGCGTGACAAGCATCAAGGCCAATGGTCAAACTCTCGTCTTCTGAACCATGCCTCTCACAAAGACGCAACAAGCTATTGCCAGAATGGTTTCTGACAATGCCAAGCATAAATGGCAAGATTACAGCTCCAATGATCGCTCTTCTGCTCGCTCTTTTATTCTTTCCCGCGTTAATAAGCCCGCTTATAAAAAGAAACGGGATTTGCTAATCACGCTTGCAGATGCTTTGCAAGATGACATTTGGAAAGTGCTTTAATGGCTCTTAAAGACAATAGACGAGCAGTTGTTGAGCTTGCTGCTAAATATGGTTTTGCCCTCCATCGTGAGACAAAGCATTATATTTTTAAGCATGCTTCTGGCAAGATTCTTGTTACAAGCAAAAGCAGCATGGACAAGCGCCTGCTCAAGAATGTAGAAGGCAATATAAAGAGAATTCTCGCTTCATAACGTTTTGCAACAGGCCCCGGAAACGGGGCTTTTCTTGTGTATTGTTTTCTGGTCGGCGACGACAGTACTTCGCTTTTCTTCCATGGCCACCATCCCCACCATCCATCTCAACGGCACTGGCGCCACCACACTGCGTGATGAATACGCTGCCGCTTACGATGCCATTGGCAAAGCAGTTGATGCGCTTGTAGCAGCCACGTCCAATGCCCGCGATTTCTATCCGCAAGGTGCCGATGCTTACTATCAGCATCGCGATGAAAGAGCCGAGGCTTTCGATAAGCTTCGCCAGGCGCAACACTATGTGGGTGAAATGTTGATGGGCATTTGTGATCAAATGCCCTGAAGCTAGAGCTGAGCTAGGCTTCACGAGGCCTAGCCCTTACAGCGTGCTCTGTCGCTCGTAACGCCCCACAAAGAAATTGTTGGGAACACCAATACTATCATGCCTTTCTCCATTGGAACCCTCGTCGATCTTTATGATCCAGGCTTCAAACAATGGAGAGGCGAATATACGGTGGTGAAGATAACGGAAACTGGCTTATATAAAATCAAAAATACAAAAACCAATAGCCAGCAGTTCGTGAAAGAGAAAGCCTTGCGCATTGGCAGGCTTGGCCCATTCTCAATAAAGAGCCTCTATTGACAATGTTTCAGAATGTAACGAAGGCGGCAGCGTGGCTTTGGTGATGCCGTATAGTTCTTCTCACAGGCGGCGACGCCTTCCTTCGCTTTTCTTCCATGGCAATCATCAACCACTCTGTCGAACAGCTCACAGGCCCTGGCTACTGGACTAAGTTTGAAGGCCTGGAGCGCATCAAAGTGACCATCACTGTGCCCAACTGGCACCAGCCCTTTCCCACTCAGCAAAGAGCTGGCGCCGCCAATCCTCGCTCCCTTGAGCTGATTGGCCTCCTTCACGTTTGCCAAAGCTGGTATTTCAACGGGCCTGTGATGGATCAATGGACCATCAGCACACTCAGTGGCCCCATCAAGGTGCCTGCTGGCACTCGCATTGTCTCCGAGCCTCTGCCTGAGAAATGGGCAGCATGGGAGCAGGAAGCCAGCGAGGGCACCAAGCAATGGTGGGCCTATTCCAACGGACGCACGGCTTTCTGTTAAGCATTGCAACAAAGGGGCTGTTACCAGCCCCTCTCAGACTATTCTTCCATTGTTCGCACTTAAAACCATGCACCGCCCCTACGAAGGCCACCGCGACTCTCCCTATCTCGCCAAGCTTGAAGCTGATCGCCAGGCCCAACACAGTGGCTACGGCGTTCGCTCCTATCTTTGCGCTGATGGCTCCACAAAATGGGAGACCTATGGATGGGAACGCATTACGGAATTCCAGCTTCACGACACTTCTTACGGCTTGTTTGACCATAAGTGGGAAGCGGAACAGTATTTCAACAATTGCATTAACGGCTGATAGTTACCAATGATCACCACCATCAAGACCTACCAAGACAACGGCTACTACTTCCCTCCTACCAAGGGCTCCTACCAAGCCGCTACGCTCCAGCAGCTCATCTTCCACGTGAGACAAGCAATGGAGGATAGAGAGGATGTGGTGGCCGTCTACGGCCCTGATGGCACTTGCAAGGGCATTTGGAACCGCGAGCTTGAAGGCCACGTGGATAGCGCTGGCGATACCATCGTTGAGCACGAAGGCTATGAGCTGCTGCGCCCTGGCACTAAGGAGAAATGGATGTGGCACCACCTCCAAGAGCTTGTGGCTTGATCAAGGCATTGTTTCGTTTTGTTAACGAGGAGCCTCTAGGTCCCTTTCTGCTGTATTGTTCTCTTGTCGGGAGCGATCTCGACAGTCCTTCGCTTCCCCACCATGGAATTCCTTGTTAACGCTGGCGGTCTCGTCATCAAGCACGATGAAGAGCAGCTCATTTCTCTCATTGCTAAGTTCATCAACGAAGGCAAACCCGGTTCTGGATTCTTCGTGCAAGGCGTGGCTTGCATTGCCAAGCATGAAGATGGTCAGATGATGATGGGTCGCAAAATGGAAACCCTTAGCCGCCTTTTCAATAAAACCAGCGACGACATCATGTACACAGTCAAGTGCTGGGCTTCTGAGGCTGTTTGATTAAGCAAAGGGGCGCCCAAAGCGCCCCGCTCTCCCCTCCTTAAAACCATGCAAGACGCTATTAACATTCTCGCCATCAGCAAGAAAGGCAAAAGCCGCATTGGCACCAAGCTCACCATGGGCATTGTCGAGCAGGACCACCACGACAAGCTTTTTGTAGTGTTTCCTGAGCTAAATCAATGCAGGTGGATAAAGAAGAACAATGATCCTGATTTTCTCGTCATTGGAGACGACTAAAGCCTCGTAAGACCAATTTCTCGCCATTAAAGACGACTGCCATGGGAACCAACTACTATCTTCACGCTCCAAAGTGCTTCCACTGCGGCAAAGAAGAAGAGCCCCCCATTCATCTTGGTAAAAGCTCTGGAGGCTGGTGCTTTAGTCTTCACGTGGCGCCTGAGGACGGCATTTTCTGCTGGGAAGACATTAAGCAACTGATTGAAGACAAGCTATGCGAAGAATGGTGCATAAAGAACGAATATGGCGATCAAATTAGTCTGGTTGATTTTATGAGGGTTGTCACTGAGCGCAGCCATTCTCGCCCATGGAACTATCAATTGCTATTGGCAAACCATGCAGTGCAAGGCCCAAATAATCTCGCCAGGCATGTCATAGACCATTGGCATTGCATTGGCCATGGTGAAGGCACTTACGACTACATCATTGGAGAATTTTCATGAGCAGGCAACTCACGCTCATTGGTCGTCTTGGTCCTATTGCTTATCAGGAGCCGCCCAACGGCTCCGCTCATGCTTCCTTTGACATCATCATCAGCAGAGGCCCTTCCACTACTCCCGTGCCTTGTGAAGCATGGGGTATTCTCGCGGAACAAGCTTTTTCAATGGATGAAGATAGCTTGATTGGCTTGATTGGCTGCCTCACCATTGATAGGACTGTAAGAGTGGAAATGCTTGAGCACTTGGGGAGGCCGCGCTGATGATCCTCATTGATTTCTTCACTGAAGACTGTTGCAAAGGCACGGAACTCATCGAAGGTTGGTATTACTACAGCGATAGCGACGATCAAATTGTTGGTGGACCGTTTGAAAGCGAAGAAGCCGCTATCAAAGCGGCTTTTGATGGGAAGGGCTGGTAAAAATTTTGGAAACGATGGAAGGCGGTATAAGGAAACTTACTAAAAGGCGGTATAGCGATTTCCTTCTTCCCCTCCCCTTCCTTTCTCCCCCTTCCCCCCCCCTCCGTCTCCTCTCTCCCCTCCATTGCTCTCTCGAAAGCATGAAGGGACTCGCTAAAACGCGGTATTAGGGACTTGCGAAAAAGCGGTATATTAGAAGCGCTTAAATAGGCTATTTTTCTAGTACATTTGTACTACTGCTACTGATACGGAACCGTAGCAGCGGCGGCCCTGATACGTATCATGATCAGGCCCAATTCTTGATACTGATCGTTAGCGGGCGTCGATTCCTGATACGTACTGATAGCACCGTTTGATCGTGATCATGATCACACGCGCAGTCTGCTGTTGATACTGATCAGGCTGGTCCGCTGATACTGATACGTATCGCGATCATCCATGCCTGGCTGCCTATGCTTTATGCGTCTATGCGCATAGGCGCATACGTTACGCTTTGTTTCAGTGGGGAGGGGAGGCTCTGGCCTCCTCTCCTCTTCTCTTTATTGTCTCGATCGAGGCCGCTGCTCTGGCCTCTGTCCCCTCGCTTCTCTTCTCATGCTGGCTCCCTCCCCTCAGAGAGCTCCCTCCTTCCCTCCTCTGTCTGACGCGATCGAGGCGCTCTCTTCTCTCCCATGGCAGGCGATCGCCTCGCGCTCCCTTGAGGCTCTCCTCTTCTCTGTGGCTCTCTGCCATGCTCTGGCCTCTCGCCTCTGGCAACAGAGAGGCCGCCTCGCTCCCTTCCTTCGCTCTGTTGCTGCTCTGCTCGAGCGCTTCGCCGCTTCTCTGCCAGAGCCTCTCTCCTCTGCCTCCCCTCGCGCTCTGCTGATCGAGGCTCTGGCTCAAGCCGGCGAGAGCTCCTCTTCTCTGGCGAAGGCCTCCCGCTCTGCTCTGCTCAAGAGAGCCTCTCGCCTCGGCCTCCTCTGAGCTCCTCCCCGGGAGGCCTCGAGGCCTCCCTCCTCTCCCTCTCTTCTCTCCCCTCTCTTGAGGCTCTGCCCTGCTCTCCCCCTCCTCTCCTCTCTCCTCCTCTCCTTCCTAGTGGCTCTCCCTTCCTACTTTCGTGCTCGCCTCCTCGATCGAGCCGAGGAGCTCGGCCTCGCCTCCTCTGGCCTCCCCCTCGTGCTCGAGGAGCTCGCTCGTTGGCTCCCTATTCCTACGCTCGAGGCCTTTCTCTCTGACCTGGAGGAGCTCCTCCCAGATTGTGAAGAGATGTGACAAAAGGAGCGGGAGGCTCTGGCCTCCCTCTCTGGCCTCTGTATTGTCTCTTGCATGAGGCGAGCGATCGCCTCGCTCTCTCGCTTCTCTTCTCATGGCTCGCCGCTCTGTCTCCTTCCGCATCATCGATGCTCGCTCTGGGGAGCCTCTCCCTGGCTTCCCTTCTTTCCCCTCCTTCTCTGCTGCCCATAAAGAGAGAGGGCACGCTCAAGGCTCCTTTTCCTTCCCTCTCTCTGTGGGTCGGTTCTGAGCTTCTTTCTGGGGAGGCCTCGAGCCTCCCCCTTCCTCCTCCCTCCTCCTCCTCCTTCCTCTCGCTTCTCTTCTCATGCTTCGCTCTGTTCGTGCTCTCGCTCCTTCCTTCGCTCTGTTCGCCTGCACCGTAGGAATGGGCCTCTGTGCTTCCACCTATGGAAAGGGGATCGCCTTCGCCTCCTCTCCTCGCGAGGCCGCCCCCTTCGCCGCTCCCTTCGCTCTCTGTGCTGCTGCTGCTGCGGCCTCCTTTGCTCTCTCTGCCGCTGCAGCTTGTGACGCTGCAGAGAAGCTCTCCCGCTCCTGAGGCTCTGGCCTCCCCTCTCAAGGGGGAGGCCTTCTCTCTGTTCCCCGCTCCTTCTCTTCTCTTCTCATGGCTCCCGCTCTCCTCGCTCCTCCCGCTCCTCTCAAGCTTGGCCGCGCTCCTCGCTTCCCTGAGAGAAGCCGCTCCTTCCTCGCTCGGTTCGGCCTCTCCCCTGAGAGCCTCCTTACCTCAGGCTCAGCTAACGCGAAGCTCGCGAAGGGAAGCGGCCTCGCCTTCTCTTCTCTCCTCCATCTCCTCCCCTCGCGCTCCCTGGCTCGCGCTCTGTCCCCTTCGCTCCCTGGCTCTGTCTCTGTGCGAGGCGAGCTCCCCGGCCTTCGCGAGCTCGCGCAGAGAGAAGGCCTTCTCTCTCGTGCTCTCCTCTTTAATGCCTGCCCCTTCGCCTCCGAGGCCTGCCAGGATCTCTGCCTGGCCTTCTCTGGCCATGGTGGCCTTTCTACTGATGTGGCCTCCTGCCGTGCTCGCCGCTCCCTCGCCTTTCTCTCTGATCGCGAGGCCTTCGCGAAGGCTCTCCTATGGTCAGCCGGCCTCGCTTACAGAAAGGCTCGCCGCCTCGGCCTCCCCTTCGCTCTGAGGCTGAATGGCACCCAAGAGCTCCCATGGTGGGAGGAGTGGTGTGGTTTCTCTCTCTCCTCTGAGGAGGCCTCCCTCTTCTCTGAGCTCCTCTCTGTCTCGATCGAGCCAGGCTTCCATACGCTCCCTTCGCTCCTCTCCTCTGTCCCCTTTCTCTCTCTCTACGACTATCTGAAGGCGCCTCTGTTCGGCGCCTCTGGCCTCCTCGCCGCTCGCGAAGCTGGCGTGCACGTGACGGCCTCTCTTGCTGCTGATCGCGAAGGAGGCGCCTCTCGTGCCATGGATGCCATAGGGAGCGGCTTCGCTCTCGCCGTGCCAGTGCTGATCGGCAAGGGAGAGGAGCTCCCTCGCTCTCTCCTCATGCGAGACGATCGAGGCCGTGAGGCTCTCTTGCAGTGCACCGATGGCGACGCAAACGATCTCAGGATGCTCGATCCCTCTCCCGCTCCTGGCTTCTCTGGCCTCGCCGTGCTCCTTCGCCTGAAGCGCTCTCGAGGGGCCAGGCCAGAGAGCGCCTCGCGCTTCGCTCTCGCTCGCTCCTCCTCTTGGCTCCCTATGGAAGGAGGAGGCTCCTTCGCCTTCTCTCGCTCCTGAGGCTCTCCCCTCCTCCCTAGGGAGGCCTCAAGGCCTCCCGCTCCCCTCCTCTTCTCTTCTCATGGCCTCGGCTCCTCTCCTTCCCATACGCTCCTCCTCTGGCGCTCTCCTCGGCTCTGTCTCCTCTGGCGAGCTCTCCCCCCTCCTTGAGACCGTCTTGCGCTCCTACGTCTCTCGCCTCGCCTCAGAGGCTCGAGCCTCCTCTCTCGCTCGAGAGCGCTCCCTCAGAGGCGAGCCTCCTCTCCCTCCTTCCTCTGTCTGGCTCCTCTCTGATCGAGACTGACGCGATCGCCTGCCATGCTCTCCCCTCGCCTCCTCCCCCTCTCTCGCCGCTCCTTCCTCCTCCTCCTCTCCCCTCCTCCTCGCCTCCCCTTCCTCTGGCGCTTCTCCTCTTGGTCTCGCTGCTCTGATTGGCTCTCCCTCCTCTCCCTTCGCCTCCCTGGCCTCTGGCTCCTCCTCCTTCGCTCTCGCTCCTCCTCTGAGCGCCTCAAGGAGCTCCACATCCCTCTCCCGTAGCCTCCCCCTCTCCTCCCGCTCGAGGCCTCTCCTGGCCTCTCTCCTTGGCCTCTCAACCTCTCTAGGTTGGGAGGCCTTCTCGTGCTCTGCTGTCCAGCTCCTGTCTCGCTTCTCTCCCGCAAGAGGGAATTGCCCCTATGCGCATAGCGTCATAACGCTAGGAAAAGAAAAGCCGACCTTTGGGGTCGGCTTTTATTGTCACTCTGTGGGGAGCTCGAGCGCCTCGAGCTCAGCGATCGTGGCTCTGACCCTTGCTAGGGTCTCGGCCGTCTTAGCTTGGCTCTGGCGATCGATCTCCTCGAGCTCGCGAAGGCGAGCGGCGAACAGATCAGCGATCGAAGGGGAGGCCATGGCAGATTGTCGAGGAACGGCGAGGCGATCGCTCGCCTCACACTGTACTATACCAATAGTACAGGCCGATTTCGCGATATTGTCATAATTCTTCACAATAGTACGCTAGTACTACTCCAGGGCGCAGTAGTACGGCCGTACTAGTGGTGGGGGCTGGGCATACCTCTCTCAAAAGTGCGACCAAAAATCACCTACTTTTTTTCGTCTAAGTATTTATACCTAGCAAATAATCAAGAGCTGTTTTTACCATGGCGGGGGAATCGTCGAAATGTCCCAGACCCAAATTGCATGACCTGCAAATATAGCCGCGAAATTTGTCTGTAGTGTGACAATGGTCAAGCACCCATTCTTTTGTATGGCGACTACATATTGGGCATAGTCCTGGAGGGGGAGCCGGGAACTGTCTTTTTAGGCGAGCGCGAAGGGATGTGTGCTGGCGAATGCAAGTCCTGCAGCGAGAATCAAGATTATCTTTGTTTCGTGGTTGGTTAGGAAAAGCTATCAATGGTTTAGCTTCTTTGCAGAGCTGACATGTTTTTGTTGGCAATTTATTTTGGGGATTGCCGGAAATGATTGCAAAAAGGTTGCCTTGAAGAGGGCTTGCATTCATTGAGCGAGCATGGCTTTTCAGTAAATTTAACCAGCGAAAACCCAGTGGCACTATGCCGAAAGCAAGTCATCGCAGATGACGCCGCTTGAGGCATTTCAAGACAATAGGCGAGACGAATGAAGCCCCCCAAAGGGGCGGAATGATAAACAAAAAGCGAAACAAGACAATATGCCTGCCCTAGACAATTTGCACCACTTTCCCTTCCATCGTTTAATTTCTTGAGAAAGGAGGCCTTAGGGCCTCCGTGCTAGACCTTCTTGACATAGAAAAAGCTTTTAGCCCTCTCCTGGCAGCGACGCGCACGAAGGGAAGCCCTTTACTTAGGAACAGGACCAGCCTTGTGAGCGCGATTTTTCTTGATGAGGCTTTTGTTGTCGCTGCTCGGAGGGAAAGCTCGCCTTTGGGGCTCGCGGTCATGATCGAGCAGCTTGTTTAGCCTTTTTCTCAGTAGACGCTCCGCCCTTTGGGGGCTACGCTCGCTTTTAAGCACTGGCTTAAGGAGCGTCGTCTTGCTGAGCGCGTCAGAAGAGCCACACTTCGCTATGTCTAGGCAGTGGCTCCGCTACGGCTATCGTATCTCGCACTGTGGCTCAAATGTGGCATTTTTGGTATCAAGATGATACATTTCTCCAGATTTCTTCCGTTTTTCTTAAGATTTCAATGGAGAGGTGGGGCGAAGGCGGAGAAAGTATTAAAAACTACTTGCGTAATTCTTGATAGTGACTAGCGTGGAGTGATCTTCGCTAAAGCATTATGTGGGGCCTTCCTGATCGCCAGCCATTTAATATTGGCCCGTATAAATTGTGGCCATGTTTTAGCAAGCCTGAGTTTCAATGGTTTGCCGCTATTGATGGGAAGCCCCATTATTTCCGCACGATGAACGAGGCTCGTCTGTTTGTAAATGATTTTCTTTCCATGGAGGACTCAGAGGGGCTTTGCGATTAAAGGCTTTCTTCCTCTTTCCAGAAGGCTTCCTGCGCTAGCCTGCCTCTGTTGATTCCCAGGGGACCATGGTCCCCTTTCGTTGTCTTATGAAGCTGAAGGAAAGGGCAAAATGTGAGCCGATTGCTCGAACTGGACGTGTACAAGACTGGCTAGACAGCCCTGATGGTCGTTTGCCAGTGAGCTGCACAGTGTTCAATGTGGAAGATTCAATGGAGGGCGAAGATGGCATTGAAGCGTCTTGGCGGTTTGTTAGCCACGGCTTGCGCAATGGTGCGGGCGTCGCTGTTCATTTGTCTTCTTTGCGTGAGAGGGGGTCTGAAAATGGCAAAGGCCTCGTGGCAAGTGGGCCAGTAAGTTTTGGCAAGATTTATTCCACGCTTAATGAAATTCTTCGCCGTGGTGGTTTGTATAAAAACGGTGCTGTAGTTCTTCATCTTGACTATACGCATCCTGATGCCATTGAATTTATCAATGCTTCACGCAGTGAACTTCCATGGGTGAAGCGTTGCTTGAATGTTGATGAAAATTTTCTTTCCGCATCGTCTCCTGAGCTAATTAATGCCTGTCTTCGTTCCATCTCTTCTGGCGATCTCTGGCTCAACAAAATCCGCTATAACAATCGCGGAGAACGCATCCGGGCTAATGTTTGCCTGGAGGTTTATCTTCCGCATCGTGGCACTTGTCTTCTTCAGCACGTTAATTTGGGCGCATGCACGCTGGGTAACATTCAAGGAGCTTTTATTGAAGGCATGAAGCAGCTTTGTGAGCTGCATCCTGGCACTGGCGTTGGTGACACTGGAGAATACCTTTCTCCCTCCATTGATAAACAAATTGGCCTTGGCGTATTGGGCCTAGCTAATTTCCTTGCCATTCAAGGCATTAGCTACGAAGACTTTGGCAATGCGCTAGAGGCTTATCTTGACGAAGATCCACACCCTTGGGCGCACCATTGGAAAGACGCCATTTCTGGCGAAGCCGTATGGCAGATTGACCAAGGCATTCAGAAGGCTGCTGAAATTGCTCGTGAGCATGGCATGGAACGTGCTTTCTGCATTGCCCCCACTGCATCATGCTCCTATCGCTACTTGGACACCAGGGGCTTCACCACAGCCCCTGAAATTGCTCCTCCCATTGGCCGTGTCGTTGATCGTGATAGCGGCACTTTTGGTGTAGAACAATTTGACTATGGCGATGTAGAAATTGCCGCAGAAGTTGGTTGGGACACTTTCTTTAAAGTGGCGAATGGCATTGTTGCGTTGTATCAACGTACTGGCCTCTTCCATGGATACTCGTTTAACACCTGGGGAGATCTTGTTATTTACGACGAGGCATTCCTGCGCTCTTGGCTAGAATCACCTCAGACGAGCATCTATTACAGCTTGCAAGTCCTCCCAGACATGCAGCGGAAAGATGATGCGTATGCAGCGCTAGATGAAGACTTTAAGAGCATGTTCGGCTTCAATAATGAAGCCGAAGAAAGTTCTCAAAGCTGCTCCCTGGATGCAGGATTTTGCTCTAGCTGCGCTGAATGAAAAAGGGGCCTAACGGCCCCTTTCTTGCCCCAATTACTTTTGCATTGTTGAAACAAATGACTACTGCCATCGCCTCCCCTTATTCGTCCACCATTGCCAAAAAGAGCCCGTGGCAGGCCGTTGCCGTTGATAAAGGGCAAGTGCTTGAAGGGGCCGAGGAAACGCTGTTCAAGATGCTCGCGCTGCGCCACCTAGAGATTCCCGTGAAAGAGCTTCTGGAGCAGGGAATGCAGCGTGAGCTTCCTTCTACGCCTGGCATCATTGAAGCATTGCGCTCCAACCAAGATGACGAAGATCGCCATTTGGAGGCGTTGAACTACGTTGCTGCCGCCCATGGTACCGATACCAAGGCCGAGAAGGAAGTGATGAACATTTTGCAAGCTTGGAACGATCATCCCGCCCATCCCATTTTGAAAGCGGGCATTATGGAGCGGAGCATTTTCTTTGTTGCTCTGCCGTTCTTCCGTCAAACTGGCGATGTTGGCATGCGTACTGTGTCGCAAGACATTTCCAAGGACGAGCGCGTTCACGTGGCAGTAAATGGAATGCTGAGCAAGGAGCTGGGTGAGAAAGAAAGCCAAAGTCTTGATAAGCTTCGTGCCGCCACTGCTGCATGGATGTTTGAAAAACTTGGAAGCTCTTCTAATAAATGGCTTGACAAGGATTTTTGGCTGCGTCAATCGCGGAGTTTGTTTTGGACTGGCAAAGCAGAAGAGCTTGCTGGATTGAGGGCAAGTCGATCCATAGCTTTTTTTGAAAGTTCAAATGTATCACTGCCCTCCTACGGGCGCTAGTCGCGCCAAGGGTTTTAACAAAGCGGGGCGTGCTAAGATTATTCTTTGAGCGCCCCGCTTCTTTATGGAAAAAACCTGCGTAATGTGTGGCCTGACCAAGCCACGCAAAGACTTTTATCAAGAAAAGCGCGTGGCGGACGGTCTGACGGCGCGTTGCAAGGAATGCACAAGAAAAGCTGCCACGACTAGCTACCAAGGCAGGCGAGAGGAGGTTTTGGCAGCTCATAAGGAAAAATATTGCGCGAAAAAGAACAGGGAGAAGAACCTGATGCGGAACTATGGCATGACAGTGGATGAGTGGAACGCAATGTTTGCGGAGCAAAATTATCGCTGCGCAATTTGCGGATCCAAAGACCCGCTTACTTCAACCAATACTTTTGTTGTTGATCATTGCCATAGCAATGACCATATTCGCGGCATATTATGTGGTCCTTGCAATTCGCTTCTGGGCCTTGCTCATGATGATCATTGTGTACTAACTGAAGCAGCCATGTATGTCATTGCCCGCGCTACAGGGGAGCCGATTTCTGAACGCAAAAAACGGCATGGATACAAAGAGAACGACGCGGAGAAGAAGCGCAAGGCTCGCGGAGAAAATTGATGCTATATTGAGCAAGTTCCCGCTCTGCGCTAGCATCGGGCAGACAGAGCCTAAGCCTCTGAAGCGATTAGCGCTTGTTAATCGCTTCACGCTTAGGTCATCCGGCCCTGAAGTGTTGGCACACGTTAGGCAGATAGCCTAGAATACTGGGTTCGATTCCCAGCAGCGCCTTATTTCCATTGAATTATGATTAATTGCTGGCTCACGTCAGACAATCACTTTTGTCACGAGAAAATGTATAGTTTTCTTCGGCCAGATGGAGAGAAAGTGCGTCCTTTTGTAAATGCCGAAGAGGGCGATGCTTTTATGGTGGAGCAATGGAATAAGCGAGTGAAGCCCAAGGATCGCATCTATGTGCTTGGTGACGTTGCAATTAAACGCTCAGGGCTGAAGATCCTTGAGCAGCTCAATGGAAGGAAAGTGCTAGTGCGTGGCAATCATGATATTTTCAAGCTGCAAGATTACGCGCAATATTTTGATGACATTCGTGGATGCTTTTATCATCATGAATTTATGATGAGCCACATTCCATTGCACCCTGAATTATTTGAACAGCGTTTCAAGGGCAATATTCACGGACATTTACATTCTCATAACGTGAGGCTCTCTGATGGGAGCTTAGATAGGCGCTATCTTAATTGTTGTGTGGAACAACACAACTTCGCGCCCATTCATTGGGACGAGGCGATGCTTTATTTCTCCTCCAATGACAGAGCGCCGGACCTTCAACACGCCATTGCGTGAGCCATTGAATCCCATTATTTACCAATCTTTACGAGCCATTGATTGGCACAATGCCCAATATTTTCTCACCATGGACCAGTGGCATCTTGAAAAAGCTGCCATCATTAGGCAGTATGTTAGGGAGCTGAAGGCCTGGATTTATGAGCAAGAAGAACAAGGCGTGGCGAATTTGGGCGAAGGCACTGGGAGCGAAGGAAAGCAGTTGCCATAAAGAAGCAGACAGAGTGGCCCTTGTTCGCACATTTATTTTTGCTTCCTATTTAGCCACAAATGTCTTCATAATTTCCGGCGTGGCCCGCCATTGGAATGATGCCTCAAGACAACAAGAAGGAGCCATAAGTTGCTTAAAGGCAACAAAAAAGGGAGCTTAAGCTCCCTTTGCTCAATCAGCTCAGAACCAATAGCAGGTCAGAACCAGTGAGGCTTGGGCACGTAGGCAACGCCGCGATAGACGAGGCTTGCCATTTGTGCTTCACGCAGACGAGCTGCTTTCTCAAGCTGTTGCTTGATGAGGGCGAGTGGGTTCATGATGGTTCCCGATGATGCTGGTCCCGTTCCGTACCAGCCAGTCATGCGCCCCTTGCGGGGTGAACGTACCATCAGTGTAGCAAAGGGGAGGCTTGAGGAAGTTGAGGGCGTCGAGCGGGGCTTCAATCCGCCTTATACGACATTTCAGAGCAGGTCGGCCTGCTCCCCTCTTCCCCTGATACGAAACAATGGCGCCTGAAACCATTGTTCCTTGTTGATCCAACGCTGGCCAGCGTGCTTCGCGAAAGCTTTGAAATCATAACACGCCTAGGTTCAGGCGTCATATTCTTTTAAGGATTGCTCTTCGGGGAATTCGCGATCTCGGCAGTAGTCGTCTTCCTCTCCCCCATCGGCTTCCAATGCAGCAAGTTCAGCTTGCCTTAGCTGCTTTGCATAGGCCTTGAGCTTAGGAAGAAGCGTAGGAATATAGAGATGTTCAGCGGCAAGAAGCTGAAGGCATGTTTGTTTGCTCGCAGTGCCATTCATTAGCAGTGCAATGAGAAACTGAGTCTCTTGCATGGTTAAATTGCAACTATTCATTCCATGGAAGAACTATTGTTTGAAAATCATACTAGGAGATTAGGCTCTCGATCCAGCCAATGTCATCGTCTTTGCTAGCAGCAAGAATGGCACCTGCCATTGCAAACGCCAAGTCATCAATTCCAGAAGCTTTACCGCCAGTTACGCTCCATTGCCCACTGGGTTTATAGATGACAGTGAGGTTTTTGAGTTGCATAATTGCCTTCTCGTGGCGATAGATATTGATTTGCCCTGCATTGAACAGTTCTCGCATCTTGCTGAATGCTTTCATCTTGGAGCTGACTGTCCAAGTGAGTTCTGTAATGGGCAAATCACTCGCTAAGCTTTGGATGGTGCCAGCACTATTGAACTGGTCCATCACGATGGTGTCGAAGACATACAGGCGATGTTGTTCCTTAATCCAGTCTTCCACTGCATTAATATTCACTTCCATCCTTCCATTGATTTCAAAATCAGCAGCAAAGGAATGGAATTTGTCAACGACTAGCGTGCCATTCTCATAGTGAACAATGCAAGCAGTGTAGTCGTCGCGGCCAACGCCACCACGGGCGGGGTCAAGAGCAAGAACATAAGCTCCTTGAAATTCAGGGCGAGGAGGAAGAGCGGCTCGACGATCATCAATGCAAGCATCAATTACATCACTGGCAACAAGGGCAGAAAGATTACTGGCAAACTGGGCTCCATATTCAACTTTAAATTTCTCTGGATCACGCTGTCTTTCCGTGTCAAGAAACTCTTGCGAAATGCTTGGATTCATCTCCCACGTTGGGAGATTCACTGCTTGCATGAAGGGGAAACGCCCTGAGCTTGCTTCTTTGAAATGCTGGTAGAAGATGCCGTCTGTTAGCCATGGAGAGGAGAGTTCAAGGATGCGTCCCTTGCCTCCAAACTGAGCAATGGCAGGAGAAAGTGCGTCGTAAATGCCACGACCTCCACTATTTGCATCGCCTTCAGTGGCAAAAGCAAGTTCGTCAAATACTGCGCCTGCACAAGCAAGACCGCGAGCAGCACGGCCTGAGGTGGGAATGGCTTTAAATACGCAATTGTTGCTCAGCTCAATAATGTCGGCAGTTTCGCGAACAATTTCTTGGGCGAAGGGACTGTCCAGAATGAGCTGACGAATGTTATTGAGAGCAATACGAGCCTGGTCTTGGCTGTTTGCCACTGTCACGATGTACCACTTTTCGCCTTTTCTTACTCGCCTGCGATATTCATCTTCCAGAACAAAGCACATATAGACACAGGCAACTGCCGCCATGACAGTCTTTCCTGATCGTCGCCCCAGAGCCCACACCGCATGGCTCTTATCTGGCTGGAAGAAAGTGTCAAGAATCTGCGCCTGCCTCGGATAGAGATCGAGCTTGAGGGCGTGCCTTGAGAAATCCGAGCATTTAAGTGTCATTTTAATTGTTCCAAGATTTGAGCTTTCCATCCGCGATGTACATTACGATCTCCCCGCGCCACCGCTCTTATCGCGCGAGGATCAAGGCCGTGCTCGTCGCAGAAAACGGCCAAGCGTTCTGGCGTATAAATTCCTCCATCAGGACTAATAAGTTTATAAATATGCTTTGCGCGTGAAAGTGATAATTTTTCTTTTGTTTCGTCCGAGGTTACGCGACCCATTCCAGCAAGCGCGATTTTGCGTCTATGGTCTTCAGATAACCTTCTTCCCTTGGCGGCCCTTGATATCTTAAGCCTTGCCTCCATTGAGATTTCTCTGCCTTTTTGGCTTTGAGACATTTTCTGTCTTGTTTCTTTGCTGCACTTCCTCCCTGTATGCAATTTAATCAGGGCCAATCTTCTTTCTTCCGATAGTACAGCTCCTGATGGCCCTTCACCCCCATCGCAACGATTGCGAAGAACCCCGCATCCTTTGTCAATTCGCCCATACAACGCGATGCAGTATTTTTCAAGACGAAAAGCTTCCTCCTCCGTTAGACCTTCTTGAATGAATACAATAAATTCTTTGGAGCGCGGGGCCTTGATGGCTCTTTTACTAGAAAAAGCCCTCCTATTCTTACCTTTACCGATGTAATACGGAGTGTACTTTGCGCCAAACGAAGAGTCGCTGCTCCTCAGGTAGGCGTAAACATAATAAGAGCGATCAGACTGCTTCATTGATAACAAGAGAGAA